CACGGATATGCATCGTCTCCGCTGACCTGGCGTCCGTAATACTCTGTATTGTACAGAACCGTATTCGACCGGGGCGGCCATTCCGTGACGCCGATCTGCTCCCGCGCTACGCGCAGGACGTCACTCGCCAGGGCCATTGATCTCGCCCTCCTCCGGCACCTCCGGCAGCCCCGCCAGACTGGTGAGGATGCTCAGAATACCCGCCAGCACGGACGCGGAAACCACGGCCAGCCAGTTGACCTGCTCCAGCAGGGCGGTGGTCCCGATCATGGCGATGGCCGTCTGCGCCACGGTCCGGATGGCCCGGATGCCCGCGGCCTTTGCCCACAGCTTATGCTTCATCGTTTTTCCTCCAGTCCTTTTATCCGCTCGTTTTGCCTTTTCTCTTCCGCCTCCAGCACGGCGATGCTCTCCTCCAGGCGGTATGTCCGCTCGATGACGGAGTTGTGCAGGTCCACCTTGTGCTCCAGCTGCTCAAGTCTGTACTCCATCAGCGCCGCGCTCTTCCGGTTGGCGAAGTACGTCCCGCACAACGCGCCGATCAGCGTCAGTACGCCGACAATGATCCCCGTCCAGTCCATGTCACACCGCCTCGATCCATCCGTAGACGCCCGGCTCCCACACGTTGTCGTCCACGGTGGAGATCCACCGCGCCCCCTGGTGCTTCACCCTGTCGCCGATCTTGTAGGCGTCCTGCGCCCCCGTGGGCTGCACCCACTCCGGCCACTCCTCTGTGCTCACCCGCGTCCACAGCGCCGGGGTCGCGTCCGGCGTCCAGTCCTCCTGGGACGTGTGTGCCTGCACGCACTTATAGAGGAGCCCGCCGTACTGCACCCGCTCGTCTGCGGCGTAGCTCCTGCCCGCCGCCCATGTGGGGAACAGGACCGTGTTCTCCACGGCGTCGTCGTCCCCCATGCTGTCGATGATGGCGTCCAGCTTCGCCCGGAACGCCAGCGCCTCCGCTCTCGTCATGCTCCCGCACCTCCCGTCATGATGGCCAGCAGCTCACCGGCCGTGATCTTTCCCATCTTTACGGAGACGGTCCCGTCCCGGTGGTCGGTGATGTCCCCGGCCACGCAGTACTCGCTGTTGTCGTACTCCTCCCGGGCCTCCTGATCCTCGTCGGTGACGGTGTCCGTCACGATGCTCCAGGGCACGTCGTCCACAAAGAGCTCCGCCGCCTCCGCCGCCGTCATCGTCAGGCGGATCGTCTTGCTGCTCCGCCCGCCCCACGCGGCGTCGCTGACCTTGCCGCTGACAGCCGCCGGGTACTCCGTCCCGCCGATCTTAACCGTTGTCATATGCATCCTCCTCCGTTTATGTTGGCTCATCCAGCGCCGCGAGGCTGCCGGAGTACGTGCTGCCGATCGTCAGATAGTTGCCGCTCACCGTGCCGGGGTGGTAGTTCGGCGTCACCTGGTTGAGCTCTGTATACTGCGTCCCGTCGCACTCCCAGATGACGAAACCCGTGTCCGCCGAAGGGCCGCCCTGACCGCCGCTGTTGCCCTTCCATCGCGTCGTGATATAAAAGTCGTGGGTCTTATTCGTCGTCCGCACGTTGCCTGCCGAGCTGGCGCTCCGTCCGGCCAGTCTTGTCAGCGTCATGTTCGTCAGCAGACTGTCGATGTCGCTCTCGGCAAAGTGCGGGAACGTCACCACCAGCAGACTGCAGCCGTAGATTGTCTCATACGCCTGCTGGCTGTAGGTATACTTCATTTGGTTTCTATCTGTTGCCGCCGTTGCCAGCGCGACCGCCGAGTTTGCCTGTTTGAGGACCGTCATGGTCACCGCCCCGCCGGAAGACGTGGGCTTGTAGAATGTCATATATCCGCTGTACGCCGAGATGACATAGTGCAGCGGCAGGTCACTGAATTTGCCCAGATTCGCCGTCACGATGTTCGTCGGCGCGAATCCGCTGCTCCCGTTGCAGCTCACGTCCGCCATCAACGTCATATCCAGCAGCAGGTTCCGCAGCGTGGGCGGCGGCGCTGAGCCGAAGCTGATGTCATACGCCGTCCCGCCCACCAGCGTCTTACCGGCTGTGATGTCATACGCCGTGCCGCCGATCAGCGTCTTGCCCCCGGTGATATCGTAGGCCGTCCCGCCTACATACGCCTTGCCCGCGCTCATTCGTAACTCCAGGCGATGGCGCCGTTCACCAGCTGGCCGCTCCAGTCGCTGACGCCGTCAAACGTCGTGCTGTCCAGCAGCTTCTCGCCCCTGGCCTGCAACTGCGTGTAGTTTGTGTCCGCCGCGTGGACGTTGGTGGTCCGGTTGATCAGCGTGGCAGACCGGTCGTACGCGCTCTTCACCGCGCTGGCCGTGGCGGCAAGGGTCGTGCTGGTGCTGCTGGTGGACGAACTCAGCTTCGTCATGCCGTAGTACGTGGTATCGGCAGTCCCCTCGTTGACGATATACCAGTATGTGCCGTCATAGCACAGGTCCAGGATCTCGCCAGCACGCCATCGGTATATACTCACCGCGGTAGAGCCATAGCTATAGATAGTCTTTGCGGCCAGACTGTTGACTTTAAGTGTTGGGTTGCCGTTGTAGGCCTGTTCGTTCGTAAACTTAACCCGCACACTGAGCCCCGCGGTCAGCTCGGTGATCCCGCTGACGGTTATTTCCTTCTGCTGGGTAAGCGCCGCCGTATCGCACACGGCGTAGTACATCCCGCCGCCGCTGCCTGCCGGGCCCGTGGGCCCCGTGGCCCCCGTGGGTCCCGTAGGCCCGGTGATGGACTGCCCGTCCGCTCCCGTTGGCCCCGTTGGCCCCGTTGGTCCGGTTATGGACTGGCCGTCAGCCCCGGTTGGCCCGGTGGGCCCCGTAGGGCCCGTGGCCCCGGTAATGGATTGCCCGTCAGCCCCCGTGGGTCCCGTGGCCCCGGTTGGTCCGGTGGCCCCCGTGGCCCCTGTAATGCTCTGACCGTCAGCCCCCGTAGGCCCCGTGGGCCCCGTAGGCCCGGTGACGCCGACGCCGGTAGGCCCCGTTGGTCCCGTGATCCCGACGCCGGTGGGCCCGGTTCCTCCCGTAGCCCCCGTGGCCCCCGTAGGGCCCGTGGGCCCGGTATCGCCCTTGGCGCCCTGGATGGCGCCGTTGTTGACCCACTCGCTGTTGACGTCGTCCCATACGTAGATGTCATACGGGGCGCTGGCGCCCACACCGTAGATATCGCCCTCCTGGGGATTTGGCACCGCCTGCTCCAGCGCCGCCAGGCTGGCGTAGTATCCCTTGATTGTAAATCCGTTTCCCTGCGGCCCGGTGGGCCCTGTCACGCCTTGAGGCCCCTGCGGCCCCGTCCCGCCTGTTCCGCCCGTGGCTCCCGTGCTGCCCGTGGCTCCCGTGGCCCCGGTACTGCCCGTGGCCCCGGTGGGCCCTGTCACTCCGGCCCCGGTGGGCCCCGTGGGTCCCGTGGCCCCCGTACTGCCCGTGGCCCCCGTTGGCCCTGTCACGCCTGCCCCGGTGGGCCCGGTGGGCCCCGTAGCCCCGGTAATTCCAACGCCGGTGGGCCCCGTGGGCCCCGTAGGCCCGGTAATCCCAACGCCTGTGGGCCCCGTGCTGCCCGTGGCTCCCGTGCTGCCCGTTGCCCCGGTGGCCCCCGTACTGCCTGTAGGCCCCTGCGGCCCCGTAATGCTCTGGCCTGTCGGCCCCGTGGGCCCCTGCGGGCCTACGATATCCACGTAGTCCCACGCCTCGGCCTCGGTGTCCCAGAAGTAGGCGTGGAAGCTGTCGGGCGTCCCGACAAAATACCAGTCGCCCGCCGCTCCTGTGGGGTGCTCCGCCTCCAGATCCTCGTAGCTGTCGTATATGGCCAGCGGCACCACGCTGTCGCCCCGCGGTCCCTGCGGTCCCACCAGAGACGCCAGCCATTCCTCCTCGGTGCCCTGGTACCCGTGCTTAACCGCTATGCCGTAGGCGGTGATGTAGTAGCCGTGCCACCAGCGGAAGTAGTCCCCCGGCGTCAGGATCTTCGGCGGCCACTCCTCCGGGGTGATCTCCCCGCCGGGTGCGTAGCCCTGAGACTCGTTGAACTCCTCCTCGGTGCCGGTGTAGCCCTGCTTGACCGCGAATTCGTAGTCGGACATATACTGTCCGTATACATACCGCCCGCTCATATGTCGTAGCCCTCCCCGTGGGTGTCCGCCGGCCGGTAGACATTGGCGAACCACCGCATGAACTCCCCGAACCAGGCGTTGAACATGGCCATGGTATTCTGATACTTGTCATACTCGCCGTTGCCGAAGTCCACCATGGCCGTCAGATACGCCCGATACAGCTTGTCATGCGGCGGTGAGACCAGCAGCTCCCGGTACTTGTCGTCCCGCAACGTGGTCTCCTCCCACTTGGCGGCGTCCCACGCGCCCGGCGTAGTGATGGCCGTGGTGCAGCGGTACACGGTGCCGTCCTTCTCGGCGAGATCCCCCACGGCGTACGTGGACGACGCGCTGAAGGCGTCGTACCACTCGTACGTGATGATCTGCTCGATGGCCCAGAGGAACACCTCCGTCTGCACCAGGCCCTCCGCCTCGTTGACCCACACGGTCTTCTGCTGCGGTGTGAACGCGTTGGGCTTGATGCCGTCCACAAAATCGATGACTTCCTTGAGTGTCAAGGCTGCACCCCCTTGTAATATTCGACGTTGCGTCTGATCCGGGTGTCCTCCGGCGCCAGCGCCAGTGCCCGCTCCCCGTGCGCCAGCGCCTTCTCCCGGTCCCCGGTATACCAATAGCCCAGGCTCAGCAGATCGTCCACCGCCTCGCCCCAGGCTTCTCTCTCATTGATCGCGCTGCGGCTGCGCTCCGTCACGGCCGCCGCCCGCTCTCCGTAGTACACCACGCCCGGCCAGTCCGCCGCGTGGTAGCACGCCTTTGCCGCGGCGTACCAGCACTCCCGCAGCATGGGCGCCTCCGCGATGCTCCGCAGGGCCCAGCTCAGAGCTCCCCGCCGGTCGCCCATGGCGTCGCAGCAGGCGGACAGGTACCGCATGGAGGCCGCCCGCTCCTCCGCCCATGTGGCGGAAGGGAGCCCCAGGTGCCGCGTCAGCTCCGCGATGGCGTCCGCCCACCGCCCCCGGTACATGTACTCCCGCCCCAGATAGTGGGCGCTCCGTGCGTCCTGCGGCCGCTCACGGGCCGCCAGCTCCAGCAGGGGCAGATACCCCGCCCGGCTCTTGCCGTCGTCCGGCAGGTGCTCACAGGCCATGGCCGTCACGTCCGCCCGCACAGGATCTCCCGCTCCGATGTACTCGGTCACCTCATGGACCGGATAGATCCAGCGCACGGCGCCCGGCCGGTGGATCTTGTCCCGGACGAAGGTCGTCCTCGGCGTCCCGTCGGCATTGCGTCCGCAGATGCAGGTGTAGCGTCCGATCTGCGTCTCCGGCGTCCAGCGTTTCTCCAGCTCCTCCCGCCATCCCGGCAGCAGGACCTCGTCCAGATCCAGGCACACCGCCGCGTCGGTCCCCTCCGGGATCAGCTCCAGGCTGCGGTTGCGTGCCACGTCAAAGCGCCAGGGCTCGATGACCTCCGTCTCCACGATGCACCCGCGCTCCCGCAGGAGCTCCGGTGTCCCGTCTGTCGATCCCGTGTCCAGCACCGCTATGCTGTCCGCCTCCCGCGCCGCGACACAGAACCGCTCCACGTGCCTGGCCTCGTCCTTGGCTATGGCATAGACGCAGATTATCACGCCGCGTCACCTCATCACGCCGGCGTCGCGCATGGCGTCCTGCTTGGCCTTTGCGTCGATGGCCTGCATCACCTCAGGCGGGATGCCGCCGCCCTGCTGCTGCGGCTGCTCCTGCGGTCGCGGCGCCTGCATCTGCTGTCTCTGCTGCATCTGCTGCTGTTGCTGGGCCTGCATCTGCATCATCATCTGCTGCTGCTGCATCATCTGCTGGCGCTCCAACTCCTCCTCCAGGTACTGCCGCGTCTCACCCGCGCCTGGGTAGTGCAGCAGCTCCATCTTGCTCCAGAACAGGATCAGCGTCTGCGGCTGGGTGGGATCTCCAAAGGCCCCGCTCTGAAGGTTCATGCGCGTTTCCTGCCACATGGCCTCCCGGTTCGACGCCAGTGGCGCCGCCGTGTCCACGCTGAACAGGAATTGGTCGTTCCAGCACCACTCGCCCGCGTCGTCCTGCTCCAGGAAGTCGTACCTATTAAACTCTGCGTACTGGGGATTTCCGTGCAGATCGCTGGATACCACGGGCCGCGGCTCGTCGGCGTAGGCCAACTTGAATTTGAACATGGCCTCGAACAGGGCCGCGTAGGCCGCGTCCTTCATGACGCGTTTCGATTCCAGCCTGCCGGCGCTCTGGGCCGCGGCGAATTCCTTGGCCTTGCCGCTGGTGCTCGTCGGATCGCGCCGCCCCTGGAAGCTGTCGGTGATGCCGATGATCTGCCGCGCTTCCTCGTACACCTGGGAGAGGTACGCCAGGTCCGGCTCGATATTGCCCTGCAGGTCGTATACGTCGATCATGGCCTTCGTCGCCTGATTGCCCGGTCGGATCACCTTCATGTCCTCCGTGTCCACCCGGATGCTGGCCTCGTCCGGCAGCGTGATGTACGACCCGCTCTTGAGCAGCTTGTCGATGATCTTGGCCTCGACCCTGTTGGCTGTATTCTGCTGGTCGGCGATCTTGTCCACGTCGCTGTCGCCAAGAAAGTGACCGAACAAGCTCACGTTCTTCTGCAGGATCACCGGGTAGATGTCCGGCTTATAGAAAGGCACCTTATTGGGCACCAGCTCCACGGTCATCACGGGCAGCCCGTTGAGATCCACCTCGCCGCTGTCCGCCGCCGTGGGCGTGGCGCCGGGGATCATGCTGCCGTCGGACCGCAGCACAGGCTGCCACAGCTCCTCGTAGCCCTCTTCGCTGTCCTCCCATTCGGATGCGCCGCACTGGGGGCATACCTTGCCGCCGCTCTTCTTCTTTCGGGACGTCTCCTCGTTGCCGCTGATGCCCAGCGCCATGGCGCCGATGAGCTGCTCCGGGCCAAGCCCCTCGCCCTCGTCCTTCTCCGGAGGCTCGGCGCCGTCAGGAGGCTCGGCGGCGCCGCATACCGCGCAGTGCTTCAGACGCCGCGCCTGGTAGTCCTCCAGATCCTCCACGCAGGTGTCCGCCACCCACGAGTAGAGGCCGATGCCGCCTTTGTCGTTGCGGTAGTAGGCGATGTACTGCGTGACCATGTCCTCGGCGGTCCCGGCGTCGCCGCTGCCCTTGATCTCCGGCTCGCTCTCGCTCTCGTCGTCCACGTCCACGCCGTACCGCGCCTTGATGTAGCCCTTGGTCTGCGGGATCTTTAGGATGATGTAGTCCATGTCCTCGATCCCGGTGTAGACGCCGTCCTGCGGCACCACCTGCTTGGGATGGATGGCGCTGATGGCCAGCTCTCCCACGGTGGTGTGCGTCCGCTGGGTGTTGTCCCACTCCAGAAGAAACAAGCCGCCGCCCTGGATGGGCACGGTGCGCTCCATGGCGTCGTTGATCTGCTCAAAGGGCATGCGGTCCAGCTCGTTCCGGAGCATATCCTCGATGAGCTTGGCCTTGGCCTCGTCCTTCTGCCGCCGCGCCGTGACCTTCGGCTGCGGGATGCTGGACGATACCTCGCTCTCGATGATCTCCGCGATCAGGTTCCGCACGTGGGCCGTCTGGTGGGTGCGCTCCCCCTTGACGATGGGCCGCAGCTCCCGGGTGCCGGCGTACAGCTGCTCCCGCTTGTCCATCTTCGCCGTCTCCACGTCGTAGGCCGACTGGTTCCTCGCCAGCCGGTCCTGCCACATCCGTAGCTTATTCTTGTCCTGCTTACTCATTTACTCGCCTCCATCTGCGCCTCTCGGATCGCACGCAGTTTGTCTTCGATGGTCATGCTGCGGATATCCTGCACGGTCTTCCGGGTCTCCGCGCCCATCTCGATCTCTTTCTTTTCGCTCCATCCGTAATTATTCTGCAGATTAAAGATGACGCCGCGCACGTCCTTCCCCTCCCTGGTCAGCAGCTCCTGCTGCAGGTACTCCGCGATCCTGTCGCTGGCGTACTGCACCGCCGGCTGCATCTCAGGGTACTGTGACGCGTCCTTGTACCTCCACCAGGTGGAGATGTTGATTCCCAGCTCCCGGCACAGGCGCCCCTCCGTCGGCGGGATGATGTAGTCCGTCA